GCCTTAACCTCGATGTCGAACGGGACATTGGTTATATCTTTTCCAGCACCTCGACCGATACCTGCATGAGGCCACCATTGCTGGAGATAACTAGCAACGACTCGCTCAGTTCTCAGTCCTCGGTCTTTTCTGTGTCTAGTCATTGCTGACCAACTTTAAAAGTGCAGAGCGCAGTTATGGCAACCGACAAAGGTGTGGCTTTATTGACCATACTTAGGAGCGCTCTAAAAATGTATAAAATTCCCCATTTAACGCCCTGCACTAAACTCATATTATGCCTTTCCTGCTGAATTCATAGTTCCACACTTATCGCACTTCCAGGCATTTTGTAATGCTCTCAGCTTGATTTGTGAAACGGTAGGTGGCTCATTACATAACTGGCAGATAATCGCGAAGCCTAAAGCTTGTAGATCATGAGCTGACTGCTGAGCCATATAAAGTTCTTCATCCGTTGGGAATTGCTCCCACTCATCATCCTGATTACGAAAGAATAATTTACCCATTCTTTTTCACCTGTGGCTTCCAAGTACCATCGGAACTAATCTCGTACCAGATTGGGTCGCAAGGTTCATCTGTGAAGTTCTGACGGCTAACCGTACATTTCCACATTCCCCAAGGCTTCCCGGCCTTAGAAGTTCCGGTCTTCCAGACACGGGCACCATGAATACAGCTCTCGTCGACTGGAGTGCCACCAAGGACATCCTTGACCATCTCGACTGCTGCTTCCAATGTTTGAACCGGTGCTGCTGGCGCTACTGTCCATGGATCATCTTCCTTTGGTACTGGGATATATTCCTTCGATGTATCGGCCATCTTAGCCTTTACTTCTTCAACCTTAGCCTTTACTTCATTGGCTCGGCTAACCTTAGCCATTTCTTCAGCGCTCGGTCTAGGTCTTCCTTCCGAGTGCTTTGATATACCGCCCGTGTGTAACGCCCTGCCAATAGCCGAACTCTCAGCATTTTCGCATGCAGAAGTAGAATTAACACCTCTGCCAGCAACGATTTCCTCAGCGAACCCTGTGGCAAACGGTATAGCGTCTGCATAAGTCTTATATACACTCGCTTTAAATATAAATCGATCATCTTTGTGTGCCACCAATTCTGTAATTATTGCGCCATCTGGATACTTTACCCAGAACTTTTCTAATCTCTGATCAACAGTTTCATACTGCGATAAATCGAACATTATTCTTCATCCTTTTCGTTAGGGCATGAGCCAAAGTAAAAACATGGACAAGTTTCATCACACATAAAGTTCACTCTCTTCTGTAGCTAGTTGTCCTGATATAGCAAAGTATGCTGCGCCATCGATGTAATTATCGACTTTCGGAGTTTCCATACTCCTTGCGACTTTGACCAATGCCAAGCACATAGCCACTTGGTAGTCAGTAACAGGCATTTCGAGGTATGCAGACCATAAGGATGCGGTTCTCTGCATATTGTCTGTCGGGTGACCGTAGTCCATTCCACGATCTTGGATGATTCCCTTTGCCTCGTTAAGGAAGTCACCGGCGTTCATCGCTTCGCCTGGAATGACTCGATACGGCCTTCAACTTTGCCGTCTGATACTCCTAGATAGTAACCAGCCATAAATGGAATAGTTACAGCTAAGAAGGTTATTAAGTAAATGTTCATTTATCTCCCTTTAACCAGTATTTCTGGTTTCTTGAGAGAACCTTACAACGGCAATTCAACCTCGACTAGCATATTTTGATAACGAAACGGTAACAATTCCACTTCGTCAATTGCCTTGTCTAGGCTGTAATCCAAGTCACTTTCTCGGCCTGCCATAGACCTTCCCCTGAACGATAAAGGTGCCGTTTTTCTCGATGTTAATGAGATCTACTTGAACGGTAGAACCTTGGACATACATGATGGCGAAAGCCTGCTGCCAGTTAGCCGTGCCTTTGGTATATGAGGCCTGTTTGAAGTCCATGAGATTACCTACCTCGACACCATGCAAAACACGCCCTAAACGGCCACCAGAGGCCTCTGAGAAGGCGCTACGGCCTGCTCTGTGAGTATGTCCTGAGATGACGTTCTTGCCGTGCCTACGGGCAGCCTCGAGGGCAGATAAGCCACCTAGGTTTTTAATAGGAGTATGGTCTCCATGAACGGCAATCCAGCCTGGAGCGATATTCATAGGATTCTTATGGAAGGTAATTCCAAGTTCATCAAACTTCATGAACTTCTCGAATCTCAGCTCTGGAAGGCTAAGAAACGATGGAATCTTTTTCATGATGATGTTATAAAGTCTATCTGTGTGGTTGCTTCGGATGCAGTCAGTAACACCCAGTTCCCAGAGCAGGTCGACGCATCTGTCGCGATCATCGCCAAGGCTCTGCTCATAGGCTTGAGGGGTTCCCTCACTCCACTTGCTAATGGTTTGGAAGTCAATCTCGTCTCCGATTGTGACTGTTTGGTCTGGTCTAAACTTCTGTAAGAATCTTGCTATGTTCTGAGTTACATGAACATCCTCGAAAGGCACCTGTAAATCGCTCAGAATTACGATTCGCTTCATTAGTCCTCGTCGTCATCCTCATAGGGGATATTGTCTATTCGATTAGGCAAGTTAGGGATAAGCCAGTCTGGGAATGAGTCACGATCTGAAAGAATCCAGAACGCATGAGTCTCAGAGAATCCGGCTTTACGCAATGACTTATAGAACTCGTTCAACGCTATTGCATAAGCATCTAAGGCGTTGTAAGTGTCTAAGTCTATGACTGGTCGCTTCCTTGCCATGGGATAAGTGTTACTTACCTAACAAGTCGATGATTGTATCGACACGCGCTTCTAGTCGAGAAACCTGATCCTTAATGCTAGAGCCGGAATTGGGCTTGAGTTCTGATAAGTAATGCTTAATCATGAACTGGACATAAGCTGCTACGCCGCCTAGAACTGTAATAATCGCAACGGCAATAGCTGCGAAGTCCTGCGCGGTCATTTCTTCGGAGATGCGTAACCGAATACGCCTGCAACGATTGAGCCAAGGATTGAGCGATAGTCCAACGCGAAGTTAGATGTAGTTCCCCATACTGCTAGGAATGCTCCAAGTGAGACTACTGCTGGATGCTTCATGTTCATTTAGTGCCGCCTATCATTGGGATATTAAAGAACGAACCGTCTGTATCGCCTTTCGAAGTGAAAGAAACATGGCAATGCGTGTTATGCGGATTGATTCCAGAATACTTTCTCCAGCGCCAGCCCATGCGAGAGGAAGCAATTTTGCCTGCGAAGATGATGTAACTAATTCTCTTGTCAGACTTTGCGCAGAGTCGTATCTGATCAGCAAGGTCAGGCATGAGGTCGGGCTTCTTCTTCCCAGCCAAATCCCGGTCAACATCAATGGCTCGCACGATACCCTTTGAATCAGGATTGTGGTCGGAAGTACGCGCTGAATGACGGACATCGCCAATCCAGCCATCTGAGGTTCTATCTCTGTCTGGGTAAGAATCATCGATCTGAAGCCTTAACTGTTGTCCGGCTTTGCATAACTTTGGGGTCATGCCATTAATTCTTCTTCAGTCAATCCTAAAGCCATTAGTTTCTGCTTGCGAGATTCAATGGCTGCATTTCTAGCAGCTTGCTTGGCTTCCCACTCAGCGCCCAATGTTTCGTTATCTTTGATTTCCTTGGCACTTAATGCAATTTCTGCAATTTCGCCTGTTTCGACATTATGGATGACTTTATTCATTATTTCACTCCGTATAGAATGTAAGTGCCGCCTGTAAAAGTTCCAACAGGAACCGCAATAGTAATGCTTGTGATTGCAGCAGCATCGTTAACTGTTGCTAATTGAGTAACTATTTGGTTCTTATTGCTTGAGGTATATAGATAATGCTGATTTTGCACTAACTTGCGCGCTGTTGTATTGGCATAATTTAGAAGGGTGAGAACGCATAAGTTGTTATTGTCTCCTGTTTGGTTTGCATCAAAACCGAGATAAACGACGGTATCGCCAAGTTGGGTATCAAGCTGGCTACTAGCGGTTGTTGAGTTTGCTGTTGCTTGCTTTAACCATGAGTAGCTAGTTACTGAATTGGCTGTAAAAGTCAAAGTTGATTGATTAGAAAGAGCATAATCGATTAGGACTAATTGTAAATTATTATATGAGCCCGAAATTGAAGTGAGGCTTAAAGAAGAACCTGAAAGGGAACCACTAGCGAGAACGGTCATTCCGCCGCTTGCAGATGTAGCCCATTTAAGGCCAGTAGCTTCTGCTGAATCAGCAGTAAGCACTTGTCCGTTAGTTCCAACTGGTAGGCGAGCTGGGGTATCAGCTGCGGTTGCAGCAATAAGATCACCCTTAGCATCGACTATTGCGTTCTGAATAGCGTTTGAATCATCTTGAGCGACCCATGAGAAATCGAGGTCTGTACCTGATGCCTTGGCTAATACTTGTCCTGTAGTGCCGCCCTTAAGGTCGACGAAGGCTGTGTCGATATCTTGGCCAAGTGCAGCAATAGCGGTAGCGCCATCCTTTACTAGGTCTGTCGACTGAGGGATATCCCACCCAAAGTTCGTGGTTGTTGTTGCCATTACGCTACTACTCCTATCGCATCTAGCCAGGTTAGGCTGGTGTTAATTGTGTTCCATGTCTCCGCTGCATTTACCTGTTCCCATTTTACCGCAACTTGGGAGAAGTTTATTGGAGAAGCGTTGAAAGTCAGGCTCAGGTTATTAAGGCTTGCTCTGAAAGTCCAGCCCTCGATATATCCCTGAAAAGAGCCTAAAGAAATGTTAGGCGGTAGATTCTGAATCCAAACTGGTTGCCCTAGAAATATGTTGATTAGGGCATCTCGGTCAGCATCGTCAATTTCTGGGTTTCCAAGAACGAAAGTAATGCTTTGGAATTTAGGATAAGGATTAGCTCTTAGTTCGATGTAACGATCTGCCAATGCTTCAGCATCGGCGGTTTTTTTAATGCGGGAAGTAAAGGATTCGCCATAAGTGCCATAAAGGGACTGGCTAGTTAAATCCTGAGCTAGATAAGATTGGTTGCCATTGTTATCGTAAATGATGTTGAAGTAGTTTCTAAGGTCTCCAGCGCGAGTGGTTGCAGCTAGTCCCAGCCCGTTAGCGTGGTTGGCATCGAGAGTGGTGTAACCATTGGATGCTAAGTAATCCTGGCGATGAGTCTGGTCTGCATAACCGATATTGCCGTTAGCATCTTCATAAAGAACGCCAAAGGCTGAGTTAGCGATATCTGTGCAAAGCGAGTAAAGATCTGTCTTGCTTGATGATCGTGAGATAAGTTCATAATCGCCTGGTTGGTCAATATCTCCAAGTCCGATATTTACGGCATTAGCCCAAGTTTCTGTAGGATTGTAATTAGCCCAAGTCTCAGCTGCTGGCACTTCGTTCCATTGGCCTAGAAGATAACCTGATAGAAGGCTATAAATCTGGTCTCCATCGTAATCTTGGGACAGAATTCCGTTATCGATAATCTTAGGTAACTTAGATAATGCGCCAAGGGCTGTGATAGTTGCGGTCGTGGTATATCCAAGGCTTCCGGCTTGGTTAACAGCAATAGTAAAATCTGATATTAAACCGCCGAAGATAGGAACATAATCTCCACCTGAATCGGTTACTTGAACTGAAAGGCTAGTTCCTACTGTAAAGTCATAAGAACTGTTATCAAAGTTGATTAACTGCAACTGGCAATAACCCGCTACTGGCTGTTGGTTGATATCAGTACGCCCAGAAGTTACCGTTAGATTGGCAATAGTAACATCGGTTACTTCGTAGCCATCTACCTGAATTTTATAGGCTGGAGTCCAGGCGGTCATGCGTAGATTAAGCCCCCGCCTAGGGTTCCTCGAGCTGAGGAGTCATTAAGAATAGTTACAATTTGGCGAGCGGTTGATTCGCTATCGATTGCGCCATTAACGGTAATATTTGTAGTTCCCGCACTTGCTGCAATATAGCGTGGGAGTGTAGGAGTCTGTAATGGCATTGATGGGGCTATTGGAGCCGATGGCGATACTGCGCCAGTCTCCAAAGAAGCACCAGAGATAAAGTTCTTTACCGCTGAACCAGCGTTTTTAATAGCATCGATAAGGTCTTTAATCTTGCTCACTTTATCTACAAAGTCTGCAAAGAGATCGATGATTCCAGCAATAGTCTTGCCAAGAGCCTTAAATGCTAAACCGAGGGTTTCACCAATAATAGGCGCTAGATAATCCTTGGCAAAATTATAGATTGACTTCATGAAGCCATAGAAAGGCTTAAGTTCGTCATTATTACGAGCCAAGGCTTCGCTGACTGAACCGAACGCTGAACGAAGTCCATTAATGATTGGCTGAATTACTTTCATGACTGGCTGAAGCTTCTCGCCCAAGTTTGAAGTAAAGTCTTGAATTGCAGGGATTACATTCTTAACAAGAATCTCGACCATAGGAGTTATGGCATCGAGGATATAAGCACCTACTGTTTCCTTGCCTTCATCAAAGGCGATTGTAAGGCGGTTTAACTTGCCTTGGAATGTGTCTGCTTTAGTTGATGCCTGGTTCTCGAAAGTATCTGCAAGCTTGGCTGTTATCTGATCCATGCTCATGGTCTTCAGCTGAGCGGATGTAAGTCCAATGCCTAACTTAGAGAGCGCGGCTGTATTGCCTTCGGCTGCTTTAGCCATTGCATTAGTAACGGCCTCGAGAGACTTGCCTGAGCCTGCTGCAACATCGATGGCTACAGTCTGAAGCTTCTGAGCCTTCTCGACATCTCCAGTAGCCCTTGCAAGGCGTTCTAGGGATGGTCTGAGGTCATCATCAGTAACGCCAAAGGCTAAGGATGTCTTAGTTATATAATCTTCTGTGGCTGCTATTTGCTTATCTGTAGCCCCTGTAACATTCTTAAGAGTAAGAGCCAATTTCTCTTGAGCGGCTGCATCGGCAATGGCTGATTTAACGCCATCGATGGCCAACTTGCCTGCATAGGCAACTGCTGCTGCGCCTGCTGCTGCAAAGGCTAATCCGGCTTTCTTGCCAAACTCTCCAACCTTATCCCCGAAGGTGGCAACATCTTTATCTGCCTTGTCAAGGCCTTTAGTGAAGTTATCGACATCGGCCAGTAGCTTGAGCGTTAATGCTCTTGTACCTGTTGCCATTATGTCCACTCCTTCAAAATCTTATCGAATGATTCTGTCCATCTAGCCACGATCTGCGGTTGAATCTTGCGAAGCGTTGGATAGATAAACCATCCCTTAGAGCCTCGACCTTCACGGCCTGACCAAACAGGGAACTGCTTATACTTGTTAGAACCGAATTCTGAACCACCCCAGATTGTCTTGGTAGTTGCACCACCGGAGAACTTCTGAGAAGCGAATCCGTAAGTAATCTCGCCAATACGGCTTGACTTCTTAACCCTAGAACCTTGAGCAATTCGACCAGCGACCTTGTTACTCTGAAGGGAATTAGCCTTTTGGATAACTTCATCTCGAGCGAATTCGGCCAGAGCGCCGGACTGGCGCTTGGCCTCTTCGTTGGCTTCTTCACCCATATTCTTTAAGGCCTTAAATACCATGCGGAGTTCTGTCTTATCGAAGGCAACTAATTCATCTGCCACGATTACGCTCCTCTAGTATTTCAACTGCTGTAAGAATATCCTCGGCACTTTGCCAATGATCCATAGGAATCTGTGTAGCTAGTGCCAGTTCAACTAAGAGTCGGCTTACGCTTCCTCTTGGATGACTTTTGGGTCTTCCCCACCTACTTCAACATCGTCTACGGATTCCATCCATACATCGAGTGTCTTAGTCGGCTTACCGCCTGCCTCACGCTTCATGGCGCTGTGTGCAACATAAAGAATGTCCCACATACCCCCGAACTGAGAGATGACCTTTTTAGTTGCCATCTCCCATCGGGCGTAATCTGGCGGGCGAACCATGTAACTGGTTTCGGTTCCGTCTATGTATTTAATTGTTATTTGCTGTTGCATTGCTTGCTCCCGTTTCTACTTTTTAGGAGAATGTCTCTGTGACAATTCCCTGCTTGACCTTGAAAGTAAAGTCTACAGTCTGAGCATCTGTTCCAGCGCCACCGGCTGTTGGGAATTCTGGGAAGATGTCGAATACGAACTGAGCGCCTGTTGCAGCTGTAAAGGTGATAGCAATAGTTGTATCTGGTGTCTCTGCCGCTGTCCATAATGCTTCGCATACTGAAGAAGTCTTGCCCCAGTCTGCAAGCATTGAAAGAGCGAAAGTACCTTCAACATTAACGGTCTTTACCGCTTCGCCATCGAGAGTCTGGTAGACCTCGCGTACATTTGTCTTTGTTAGAACTGCTGAAGTCGCTTGAGCGTCAATATCTGTTCCACCTGTGAAAGATAGAGAAACATCGCGACCTGTGATTACTGTGGTTGCCATTATTTATCCTTAGTTTGTTTGTGTGTAGTAGGTAGAAACTCTGATATCTGCGACCAAGCAATTAGAAGGCCCGACCTGAGTAACTGTTGGTTTTTCAACCGCTCCGATTGTGTACCCTGCTGGGATCACCTTCAGAACACTTATGACAAGCTGCTCGAGATTGTCGAGCGAAGCCGGGTTGCTGTTATATGCAACGGCTACTGAGATTACGAGATTAATCTTTGTGTGAAGCGTGGTCTTGCCGATTGTCTCTAATTCCAGATAAGGCGAATCTGGAACTGTAACCACGAAAGGCACCATAGGCGCTTCTGGGACATAGGCATAAACATTGCCTGCAACATTGGCGAAGGCATCTGCTAATGGCTGGCGTACTGTGTCAAGGATTGTTGAAGCAGGCATTTATTGCACCATTGAATCGGTGTCGATGTATGCCCCTAATAGTCCTGAAACACGATTAAAGAGACTGCGCCCTAAGCGGTAAGGGCTAACATTAGTAAAGTCAACGCCTTCGATTTGTCCACCTGGAGCGATGCGAGATTGGAATACCTCGACTGATACGGCTAGGACTGCTGATTCGACTGCGCTAACTCCAACATAAGTTGAAGCGCCTGAAAGAGTAGCCAAGCCTGAAGGGATAACCTGCTTTGGAGCAATATCTGCATTAGTGATTGCTACGGTAAAGAGATCATCATAAGAATCTGAGATTGTGAAAGTTCCGTTAAATGGGGAGCCACATCCTGTGATGACTACGCTCTGACCCGCTGAGAAATCGTTCTGTCCGACTGTTCTGTAGATAGCCACATTGGCTTCTAGTTCTACTTCATCGATGGCATTGGCATACTTGACAAGCATAGGCAAAATAACTGCCTCAGCTGTATCAATGACATCTGTTAAATAAGCATCGCTATAAAGGGATGTAGAGACACCAAGAATAGATCTCAGTTCTGCAACTGTAACGATTGAAGCCATCTCTACATCCTCTCTATTAAACGACTGGGGGAGCCACCGGGAGCAGCAGCCCCCCCATGATTAGTTTTGGTTATGCAACCATCCAGCGGTAAGCACCTGCGCCAAGCTTTGTCGCAACTGCGCCATAGCCGTAGTAACCAACCTGAACCTGACCTGTTGAGATGAGGTTTGACTGGAGTGAGAGGCGTGGGCTCTCGTACCATGTGTAAGCATCTGGGTTAACAACAATCATTGTGTTGTCGCCAACGCCTGAACCTGTTGTCATGTTGCGGTCAACGCGAAGGTTGAGTCCGAGAAGGTTTCCGCGAACACCAGTAGCTGTTAGATCGCCGCCTGCGTTCTGTGGGTTGATTGTCTGCTGGAAGACTGGGCGGTTTGAACCGTCAACGAGTCCCATCAATGCGCCCCATTGTTCTGGAGATACGATGATGTTTTGAGCAAAACCAAGTGTTCCCTTGTAAATAGAAACTGCCGCATCTGAGACGAAGTCTGCGATGTTTGCAGCTGAGACTGTGCGGTTTCCGCCGTCTGTTCCGCCTGCTACAAGTGCTGCAAGAACTGCTGCATCTGTTGCCTTAGCGTATGCAAACTCCATCTGACGAACGAGTTCTGCAAAGAACGCTGGTGAAGAGCGATCTAGAAGCTCTAGGCTGAATGTCTGCTGTCCAATGTACTTGGATACAGATACAGAAACGAACTCAGAATTTTGGTCTGTCTCGCTTGGAGTTCCGCCTTCTGAAGCCGCTGCGACAGTTGGTGCAACTGTGATCTTAGGAATTTCGAATGTCATGCCTGCATCAGGTAGAGCACCGCGAGAGATTGAGTCAATCGCTGGGCGGTCTGCGTTTGAGATGCCGTTGATAACTTCGGTGAGTTGACGAGTTGGAACTAGTCCAGCGTTGTCTGTTGTG